ACAGGATTCTGATATGGATCGCTTAGATGCATTCTTATTGGAAGAAATTCAAAGACAAACTAGAATGTCTCGACGAGAACGTATCCAAAAGAAGGCAGAAGATTACATCGAAGAAGCCTTAGCTATGTCTGATTATGAAGAGTCTAAGATTGTCCTCTCTCATATCATGAATCTGAAATAAACCTTGCCTTGCAATATAAACTGGAGTATAATATGGATATGGACTTGATTACTAAATACAATACCCTGCTCTCTGAGCGCATGAAGATGGATAAATTCTTCACTATGTTCTTAGACAAATTTGAACGTAAGATGGATCCAGAACGTACCGATACGCCTATCTGGAAACTCTACAAACAAAAGCATAAAGAATATGGACAACTTTGTCAAGAAATTAGAAACACTAACTACTACATACAGCGACAAGCCAATGTTTAAGACAGCCAACGAATTCTCTCTACATATTGAATCAATCGTTCGAGATAAACGTCTTAATTACATGGATGCTGTTCTTTATTACTGTAAAGAAAACTTTCTGGAACCTGCGGATGTATCATCGCTTATCAACAAGTCATTGAAAGATAAGATCGAGATGGATTTTCGTGAGTTGAATTATTTACCAAAACAAGCTAAACTAGACGTGTAAAACATATGGATGGTTTCAAAGCATACCGTTATTACCTAGCTATCAAACTGCATTTTACGACTGAAAAATTTAACGTCTTCGAAAGTCGAGGTAATGTTAAAGGCACTCGTGAGGCGTTCAATGCTCGTAATGACAGATATATTTTCGAAAAACTTGCAGGTAAGTTTGATACCGACAGAGACATAATTCAGTTTTTTGTATCAAACTTTGCTTATGGAAATGGCAATGCAATTTACGAAGGTAAGACAGCTGAAGATAATCTCGTTGAGTGGAGTAGACGTAAACAAGCTATCACTCAAATTTTTATCGATGACTTGGCTAAATTGCTGTCATACATAGAAGTGAATAAGCTACCAAGCAGCTCAGTGTTAAATTTTGTTGAAGATGAATATCCAGTCGCACTGAAGTTATTCATCGGAGGACAAATAAGTATAGAAACACTAAACATCTTAGAAGATTACCATCCTATTGTTGAACACTGGAGTCAAAACTCTGCTGTGAAACACATATGGAGCGATGAACTGTTACGAATTAAAAAGTTGACTGGGTTCGTTAAGTATAATAAGATTAAGGCTAGTCGAGTTTTCACACACTTCATGGAAGAAATTGCAGAGTAATACAATGGGTAAGACTTACACTCAATCGAAGCGATTCGATGACGAATTTGGTGGGCGTTCAGGGAAACCTGCCAAACATAGCAGCGGTAAAAAAACTGGTGGTATGAGAACGCTAAATAGTTATGTTGAAGAAGATTATGATATCAACGTCGAAGATTTCGATGATGAGTTTGAATTAGACGATCAGATTTCAATACAACACAATACTAATACAAAGTAAATACTAAGGAAAATATATGGATATCCAAAAACTACGTGCTATGCGCAACTCTGACTTTGGTGCTATTTCTAGCGCATTCGAAAAAGTCGCAAATCCCCAAACTGAAACCAAGTCATACAACGACGATCGTTACTGGCGTCTCGAAGGTGACAAAGCTGGCAATGGTACTGCCACTTTGCGTTTCCTCCCACGTGTAGAAGGCGATGAACTCCCATGGGTTCGTTTGTTCTCTCACGGGTTCCAAGGTCCAACTGGTAAATGGTACATTGAAAATTCTCTGACCACTCTTGGCGAGAATGACCCTGTCGGTGAATTGAATACTACGCTATGGAACTCTGGTTCTGAATCCAACAAAGAAATTGCACGTAAGCAAAAGCGTAAGCTGAGTTTCACTGCAAACGTCTTGGTTGTGTCTGATCCAAAACACCCAGAGAACGAAGGCAAGGTATTCTTGTTTAAGTTCGGTAAGAAGATCTTTGATAAGATTATGGACAAGGCTCGCCCAACTTTCGAGGACGAGAAGCCACTGAACGTGTTTGATTTGTGGGAAGGTGCCAACTTCAAGATGCGTATGCGTAAGAAGGACGGTTATGCTAACTATGACGAATCTGCATTCATGGAGCCTTCTGCTGTTTCTGACAACGAAGACAAACTGTTGGCTATCGTTAATGCGCAACACAAGCTGTCTGAATTCACAGACCGTAAGAACTTTAAGTCTTACGACGAGTTGAAGAAGAAGTTGAATGAAGTTTTGTCTGGTGATTCTTTTGCGCCTAAGAGTGCTGCTGAAATTGCTGATGAACCACGTTCTGCACCAGCACCTGCTTTTACTACTAAAGCAGCACCATCACCAAAGTCTGCTGTCTCTAACCAAGACGACGACGAAGATGTGATGTCTTATTTCCAGAAGATTGCCAACGACGAGTAATCAATTCTGCGGAATGATTAATGGGAGCCTTGAGCTCCCATTTTTATGCTTGTCGTAAACGACTATCAGCGTACCTGTTAACAGATGAATCCTGATTTCGAATCGGCGCTCGAATGATCTGGTTCTGTGTAGTATTGTTATTTACTGGTGCATTAACTATGTTAGAACCACCAGATTGTTTCTCAGGTAACGATGCACCAGCATTATCAGCAGATTTTTGTTCAACAGTAGACGCCGATGTTGGAGCAGGTGCTTCTGGTGATTTAGAACCACCTTCACTTTTGAATGGATAGAATGGACCAACACTAACTTCTCCAGTTAGCTTGGAATCAAATAATTTAATCTTAGGAATTCCAATAGCAGATAAAGCAGACATTAATCCATCTTTAGCTGATGTCAGGAATTCCATAAATGGTGTAACAACGTGTTCACCAATCCAAGAACTAAAGTCACCAATAACTTCTTTGATGGCATCCTTATCGAATAGACCAAACGTTAAGAAGTCCACGATACCAGCTAGACCAGCAATAAGTGCCTTACCTATACTGCCTGTTTTCATATACTCATCGAAGCCATCTGTAATACCTTCGAATAGAGATCCAACGATCATACCAATAGCAAAGATTTTACCCAAAGCCTTGAGAATATTCATCGGGCTAAACATAGTCTTTATAGCAGTCATGAAGCCTTCACCCAAGAATCCAGTGATCGTATCCATTAAACCACCACCACCAGATGCTTTTTCTGGTTTAACTTTCTCAACTCCGCCAGTCTTACCACCAAGCCCGTCTCTGATTTCTTCTAGAAGTTTAAGTTCTTTTTCTTGAACTTTGGCTGCTTCCATTTCAGACTCTTGCGCTGCGCCAGCGTTTAGAGACATAACTGGAGTTGGAGAGAATTGATTAGTTGCTACATCATGTGAGCCATATTTGTCTGTCAACTCATTACGTTTTGATATGAGAGCAGCACCACCCTTGGTCTTAGACATTTGCTCTTCAGATAAACCAGTGGCTCTTTTAAACTTATCAATTTCTTGTTCGTGGCTTTTGATTTCTTTAGCAGTTTGAAATGCACCTTCTGCATTAGCTGCACTAGTATCACCACCAAGAAGGCGTTGCTTTTCTCTGAACTCGCTTTTAGCAATAGCTTTGTTAAATACTCCACCAACGTTTAGAGCACCCATCACTGTTCGCCCTAACCCACCAGTCTTAAGGCTTAGCTTTTCTTGAATACCTTGCTTCTTTGCATTAAGGCTGGCACCCATCTCTTGGAATACGTTACCTTGAGTTTTCATTGTCTGGGCTAGGTCTGCGATATTAGCAGCTTCAACACGCCACTCACGTTCGTAGTCTTCTTGCTGTTTTGCTCTACGTTTAGTAGTCTTTAGTTGATCTTCAAGAGTGTCCAGAATCTTTTCTTGTAATCCAGAAAGATCTTGATTACCAGTAGAAACTTGTTTAGTTTTCTCGTGATGCTGAGACAATTCCATCAATTTTTTGATTGAGGTTAGCTCGCCCAACGTAGACACTTGGGCTTCTAGTAAGTTTTTGAAATCACTTGAACTTACATTAACAACATAACCTAATTGATTTTTTGCCATCTTTATCTCTTTTTAGATTCGATTCTTTGTTTTTCTTCTTCTAGATACTGGATCAACATATGTGTATAAATTTCTCGCTCAAATGGTATCATGTTTTCTAACTCAGCTAGAGAGTATTTGTGATACTGCATCAAAGCGAAATTCATTTTATAGAAGTTCACCAAACTCTCGTGACACAGGTTTATTAAAAAAAACTTTGCATGCCCTCCAAGGCAACTTTGTGGTGTTTACCACACACAGGGCAGTTATACTCTACTTCTTTTCTAATCTTTGGCATTGTAGTAAAGAATGCTTGAATATTCTTAAACTGGTCTGTGGTAAGATTACCCAAAAATGTTAGAAGCTCTTCTTTCTTCTGCTCAGCGCCATAGTGGAGTTCGTCGCCCTGATAGATGTAGTCAATACAATCTGCGATAACATCAAAAATCGCATCAATGTTTTCAGTGTCTAGCTCTTCAAGTCTAGTCATAACTTTCATCGTTGGATACCTCATCACAACACCAACGTCTTCAAATAAATCAATCTTGTTCGTGTGACCTTCTGGCTTGTCTACTTGTAGACTAGTTAAATCAATAGAGATTTTAACCTTAGCCTTGTCGTTTTCTCCTCCGTGATCGATATCACATGGGAATAGAAGTTCAACAATTTCACCGACAGACTTAGCACGGATCTGCGTGAAGATGTATTCAATATCAAACATCGCCAACTTATCAATATCAATTTTATCTAGAACGCAGTCTTGGATAACACCCTTTAGGCTGTCAATCATCACAGTGATGTCTTCAGATTGTTGTGCTATCAATAAAGCCTTTTCTTCTTTAACGAGAAAGGGACGATACTTAACATTCACTCCAGTGGATGGCACCGTTAAGTTGTACTTCGGTGTTGCCATAATTGGTAAAGCCATAATTATTCTCCTTGCATTTTCTTGATCATTTTGTTTAATTCAGCAGTGCTACCCACGAAGATAGCATTGTTGGTCACTTTATCACCACCTGACTTAGCTGCACCTTTTGGCGCATCTAGTTTGGCTTTTTGCTGGTGGATGTCCATCAGTTGTTGGTTCACATCAGCTAGTTGTTTCATTAAATTACCCACCACCTCGAAGGCACGTGGGTGTTCAGATTGTTTAGCTACTTCTAACGCATGCGTTAGCGCAGCTTGTCCTGTAGACAATAACTCACGAAGGTTATTTCTGGTAACATCGTAATCCGTTTCAATCTTATCGTTAGATTCAGGAATTACTGTACCATCTTTCGCAATCACTTCAGTCTTTGACATCGGAGCGACATCAAAGATTTCTGACAAAGAATCATCAAGTTTCATATTGTTTAATCGTTTCTAGTGTTTCTAGTTGGTGGGTCACTTGGATCGAGTGCTGCAACTGGTGTTGGGGTTGACAGAACTGGTTTTGGGATTGCGCTTGGCGCAGGTACGCTAGGTGTTGGAAAGATGCTTGGTGATCCTGTTGCTGTCGTTGATGCCCCGCCATTGTTTGCTCCTGCTAATTTTTCTTGAGTACGACCCATTGCTGCGATACCCAGAACAGCACCCATTGCTACGTGGAACAGACCTGCTCCTTGTAGTGTTAGTGGTTGCCATTGTGTGATTGGTTGCTTCAAAATAGTCTGAGCTAGACTCCATAGAATAGGGAACAACATAAAGTCGGCGGTACAAATAGCCATGTACATCCAACCCATCATTGGACGCCACTTGGAGTTCATCCAATCTTCTTTTTTCTGTTCGCTGTCGCTTATTTTAGTTTCTTCTGCCATAGTGATCACCCTTAGAATTTTAGTTTTGATGTTATTTTAGAAAGTTTAGACTGTAGAGCAGGTAACTTAGTAACAGCATAAGCACCTGCTGTGCCAATAGCGATATTCATTAGCCTATCAGTCAATGCATTCTTTGGCAACCCATCTGCTAACTCTGATGGAGCCACATAAGAAGTCTCATACCATTTATATGCCATTGACACTGACAATTTCATTATATCTTTAGACGCATAATCTAGTTGTACAGCGCCGATGCTCTTTGGGTAACATTCATGTAAAGTCACCCAGTATGTTGGTTTGCCAGCACCATCTTGCACTTCAATCGTGATGTCAGATGTATACTGATCGTAGTAATTAAATGTGCGAGTGGTAGGGTTGTAAATATTACTGTGCCACTGGTCGAACAATACTTTAACTTGCATATCTTTGTCCATATAGAATGACATGTTGATATGTTCGTATAGCTTTTCATATGGGGTTTCTCTAAATTCGCCGAATGATCTATTCTGCGATGTGGAGAAGTTAACACCTGGAAGTTGAATCTGATCGCAAAATAATACTGCTTTTTCTACAGTTTTTGCATTAAAACCCAGCATTGATTTTGGTAGATTGAGCACGACAGCATAACGGTTAGCTCTGGCTAATCCATTAGACTTTACGGCTGCTGTGAATTCTTTGATAGTTGCCATTATAGTTTTCTAATTTTTCTTCTGGATTCTTCCCAGACCTGCTGCTTGCTTGCACCAACGAATTGTTCGACAGGTAGTAACATAGCAGTCGCCCAGTCATTTGAGTCGACTTTTCTGAACTGACTTCTCACATGTGAATTCAGATACTGTTTAACACAAGGTTGGGCTGCTTTAAATTTAGAAACTCCATCAATCATAGCCCATGAATACTTTATTCTTGTAGTTTCATCTAATCTATTATTAGACTTGAAAGCTAACAGATTATCCAACAATTGCATACGAAGAACATACGGTAAGTAATGCATGTTTAGACCATAGAACCCATCAACTGTCTTTCTGAATGGAAAGACCAGAGGGAAACGGTCATAGTATGGAAGATCATCTTTAGTTTTTGGATCGTACGCATACATGTACAAATTACCTGGAACTAGAGTTTTAGTCAACGCATCTACATTGCCATTCATCACTTTCTTAGGAGTGAGCTGCTGCTTAGTCATCTCTCTGACTTGCGTGTCAAACCATGATCTGGATCTTTTAACCGCAGTCAGAAGGTCAAATTGGTTACGTTCAAAGACGTCTTGCATTGGTGGTTTTTTAGCCATAATCTTATTTAGGCTTCTTCAGTCCAAGTTCGTAC